CTTAATCCTACCATTTTGATCTGGTATAGAAGATTCGATAATAATCTCTTGATAGTTGGAGGCTTCTATTGCTGACATTTATGATAGTGCCGTAAATTGCATTTTATCCCATGTTCTATTTACCCCTGATCCTGAGGCAATCATCATTCCTCCACCCCCACCAGTGTTTGTAACTGGTCTTGAAGGTCCACCGCCGCCAGATCCATTTACAGTTACAACGACAACCTTATTTTTTCCTCTGGCAGTAGCATTCTTAGGATCAAGTACGTTGCTACTTTGTTTTGGGGCAGGTTTGAGTAGATTAAACAATCCCTCAAGGAGACTACCAGCAGGTTCATTTTGTTGTGTTTGAGGTTGTGGTTTAGGTTGTGGTGTTTGTTTCGTCTTAGGTGCTGGACCTATAAGTCTATCAATGGACTTCTCAACCCTATCTGCACTTATAGTTGCCCTATTTCCCTTATATCCTTGATAAAAACTTTCACCCCTCTTCACAATTCTTCCAGCAAAACTGGAATAAACTGGAGCTAAAACAGGAATCCCAGCAAATCCTTGTGCCAATTTAAGAGCAGTTCCAACTCTATCTTTCTTGAAACCTTCTACAGTAACACCACGAGCCTTCAAAAATGCCAATGCTAGTTTATCCTGATTTTCTGGACTGAACTTATCATTCATAGTAAGTCCAGCAAGAGTAACATACTGTTCTGGATATAAAAACTGGTATGCTCCGACAGCAGCAGATGCTCTACCATCTCTTAACTTCATTTTTTGGAACTGCACCAACTCAGTCATAGACATATCAAGCATCTGAGGATATCTTTGACTTGGATACATCGAATCGTATGCACCCTCAGCACCACTTATTAATTGTAAAAGTGGATTACTAGATCTAGTTCCTCCTCCTGCGCTTCCACTTGATCTTGGTTCTGGCGCTGCTGGTTCTGGTGCTGCTGGTTCTGGTGCTCCAGGATCTGTTATGTCAGGTTCTGGTTCTAGTTTCAACTCTGGGATTTCAAAATCACCAATATCAAATCCCATTTTTCTCAACATTGTTGACGCATCATCAGTCAACATATTGAGACTCTTCACGGTGTTTGTCAACATCCTATTGAATCCAGTCTGCATCTTGGCAATGGAACTATCAAAAACACTCTTGATATTTCCAAAGTTGAATGTTGCTATGCTAGTTGCAACACCACCAATCAGTTCACCAAACCCTGTTAAGATCTGGAACACTCCTCCAGTAAAATCACTCAATATGGAGAAATATTTTTGCATCCTCTTGATCAACTTCTCTGCAAGATCAATGATCTTAGGAAGATTGTTTATTGCCCAACCAATCAAAACAGTTCCAAGATAGTCTAAGATTCTTCCCAGAAATCCCTTGGTACTATTCATTACAACTTTACCTGCTCTCTTTACAGATCCAGAGACAGATCCTGCTTCTAAAATATCTTCTCTTTCTTTTCTTAAAGTTGCTTCTCTTCTTCTACGGAATAATGTGGATGATAATGATAATGATTTTTTCTTGTTACGATTACTTTCTCGTATGGAAGTGGTTATGTTTGATGCAGAAGATTGTGCAGTTCTTACACTCTCACCAAGACCAGATAAAGACTTCCTGATGCTTCTGAGATTTAAAGATGATCTGAATGCTAGAGAAGAATTTGCCATACTATCCTACCACGTTATATTGGATTTGAGAATATAACAAATAGAAATTGTCTGGGTTAGAACTACCAATCGCAGGTAAGTAAGTTGCCTCACCAGCAGTAGATGGAACTTCCTGCTGTGATCCTTGTGCTCCACCTCCACCATTGACATTGATGGAAGTAACATCAGGAGATGAATCGGGTGGTTCTAAGTTTCTCTTATTACTTCCAGTCAATGCACCGAAAAGATCATATATGTTTGCTCCAAAACCAGGAGATGCTTGTTCAAGACCAGGAGCAACAAACTGATTATAAACTTGTTGTGTAACAAGATAACCTCCTGCTACTAAAGCTGTAGCCAACATTCCTTGCGGAGAAGATGTTGCAAACCTTAGTGCAAGACGCTTACCAAGCAAACCACCAAGTCCCCCAGAAAGAAGAGAACCAAAAGATGCCCCCCTTATAGCATCAAAAAGTCCCATACCAGTAGTGACTCCCTTTGCTGGTGATGATGGTCCAGATAATCTAGGTCCAGTGGGTGAACCTGGTGATGGACCTCTTGGAGATGCAGGAGTTCTTGGAACTCTTGGTGCCGTTCTAACAAGACTACGAAGTCCTCTTAGAGTTGATGTGGCAATCCTAAATGCAAGTCTTATTGGTGCTAAGAGTAAACCTCTAACAGCAATTCTTGTTAAGAATCCTGCAAGTCTTGTTACTGTTCCAAGAGCAAGACCAAGACCACCATTAACACCAAGGAATATTGCACCAACAATAGCAAGATCTTTCCCTATCTTATCACCAAGATTCTTGAGTGTTAGTTTTCCTTTTTCCGATAAGTCTGCTACAGAATCTAATATCCTATTCAGTAGGAATCCACCCAAAAGGATATTGAAAAATCTTTGGAGATTGAAGAGTGTTCCTTGCGCTTTTGCTCCTACTACTCTTAATGGTTTAGATAGTGCATTCTGAATCTTTCTTTCAACCTGACTCTCCTTACCCTCTCTAATCTGCTGCTCTGCCAATATCTGTTCCTGTCTCGCCTTCTGCTGCTCCTTTAAAGATTCTATTGCAGAAGTTTCTTTTATTTGATTACTAATACCTTGAAGAGATAATGATAAAGAATTAATCTGCTGAGTAATCTGAAAAAGAGAGTTATTAACACTAGACAGAGCAATCTGATTCTGTCTTAACGCAGAAGAAGTCTGTGAGTCGTCTTTTTCTTTCTGTTGAAAACGACCCAGAAAACTATATGGAGATATCCTTGCCCTATTAATACCAACTATTGGCTCAGCCATTTAGTTCAGATTGCCTTTGTTTTAAATTTTCTTCTTCAATATACTGTTGTAGAAGAGAAAGATAAACTTCTCTTTCCCAAGGTATCATATTTTCTAGTTCTGTCAATGAATATTTATGATGCTGTATCAAGGCAAAATTGACCTTAAAGTATGACTCAAGATCCTCATGAGCCATACTCACCCGAAAAAAGCAGTTAATCCCTCCAGGACGATCTCGTTCTCAACACCAGTCTTTGGATTCTTGACCTTAACAGTATGAGACAACTTAGGCATTGTCTCAAAGAATGTTTCGATTTCTTTAAACTGTTTGGAAGACAACTGCTCAAGAAACTGCATCAACTCTTTCTTTGTACAATCAGAAGCAGACCATGACTCTTCTTCAGAGTAAACTTGCTCCACACAAGATGCAATCAGATCAAATGTATTATCAACAGTAACTTCTTCACCACTGAAGTTATTCTTAATAAACTCGTTCAGTGAAGGATACTTCATACGGAGAACCAGATCATCATCAAGTCTGATATCTCTGCTGTGATTATCACCTTTTTGAATCTTAATATCATCCAGGTTGATGACAGTAGGAACCTGTGTCACACCATCATCAGGGCAAGTTACCATGACTTCAACTTCTTCACCAACAGATTTGCCACGAATATTAAGGAAGAGATATTCAATATCAAACGTCGATAGTTGATCTACCTTAACACCACGGGTGATGATGCAACTGGAGATTACATCCTTGATAGCACCAGTAATCTGCTTCTCATCTTCACTTTCCATAGCGATAATGAGGATTTTTTCTTCTTTGACTAGGAAAGGTCTATACTTAATTTTCTTTCCAGTCGAAGGTAGTTCCAACTCATACGTTGGCGTAGAGATCTTTGGTAAAGGCATAACAACCCAAAAAGTTCAGTTATGATTATTTATTGCTGTTCTGGAATCGTGGTTCCTATGCCTCTTTCTGCTAACTGTGCCAGTGTTGGTCTATTTGGATCTAGACCTGTTGCTCTAACTTCACTACCATCTGCTCTAGGAATTACGATTTCTGTTTTTGGATCCACACCAATACCCTTGTTATTATCAGTTCCTCTATGGATAGAATAACTATCAAACTTACCAGCAATGTATCTGTCGAAACTGAAGGTTGCAGTTGCTTTTAATACTTCAGAAGTATCATACTTGACAGTAGTTGAAGATAGATCGATAGGAAACATTCCATAGAATGTATATTCTATCTCATTCTTATAATCTCTGTCAAACTTTATGATTCTAGTTTGGTTTGATTTATAATCATCAGGATATTCCATTCTGTAGTAATATCCATCACCACTCTGTTTTTGTCCAGATCCATTGGCAATAAACTCCATCCAATGATCTAAAAACTTTAGAGTTTTGTATTCATTATCAACATAGAATTCTAGTTGGATCTGAGTGAATAATCTAGTGTGTGCCATCTTTTCGGAGACACCCATATAGTTTCCAACAATATCAGCAGTCGCAAGTCTGCTGCCAGGAAGAACAGCAGAGGAGCAAAGAAGACCAGAAGTTTCAGTAATGAATCTATATCCAACTCCACGAACATTCAGATGCTGTCTTAAAGAAGTTGGCAGTCCAGAAAAGATCACCTGATAGTGTGATGTCTGCGCTAACTTTGAGAATGTTGGTTTGAAATCAGATATTCTGCGGGGTCTTACCACTCTAAATACCTTATACGAGTCTTACATTATTAAGTATTTAGATGGCATATAAGGGGAAATATCAACCTTCCAATCCAAAGAAATACAAAGGTGATCCCACCAATATCATTTACCGCTCTCTCTGGGAGCGTAAGTTTATGAGATATTGTGATCTGAATGAAAATATTTTGGAATGGCAATCAGAAGAATTCTGTATTCCTTATCGCTCACCAATAGATAATAGGATTCATAGGTATTTCCCAGACTTTTTTATTAAGTATAGGGATACTGATGGGAGGATTAAGTCGTCCTTGATTGAAGTAAAACCTCTGAAACAAACTACACCTCCACCAAAACCAAAGAGACAAACTCAAGGTTACATTCGTGAGGCATATGAGTATGCTAGAAACCAAGCAAAATGGTCAGCAGCAAAGGAGTGGTGTCTTGATAGAGGTTATGAGTTTAGAGTCTTCACAGAGAAAGAACTCGGTATTAAGTAATGCCAAGAAAGACTGTCAAACAACAAAAACAAAAGAGGGTTACGGATACTGATGTAAACCGTAACCGAATTCGTTCTGTTACTGATGGTCTAGTTGGTAATGAAGATCCAGATGACATTATGCTGGAGTTAATGGAAACTCTAGATGAACTCACTGAAGCACCACAATCTGGTAAGTTTTATATCTTTGTTTATAATCCCAAAACACCTAACATTGAATATGATCAAAACCCATTCGTTGCCTTAACTGATATATTTGAATGGGGTTTTCGTGGAGTCAACTTCCACTGGGGAGAGACTAGACAATACACTTGGAATGAAGTTGCTGGAGCAATGTATGAGGTTTATGCCTCAGAAGTGAAAGACCTCCAAGCACTGCCTTTTGCAAAGTTCCGTCTAAATAACTAGAAAGTCCTATAATGGCAGTACAAGACCCTAGAGAGATTTCCAGGCAAAAAGGACTTGGAGCAAATTATGTGGGAAACACTCGCAGCGGTGAGAAGAAAACCTCTGTGGAGAGTAAGAAGAAAGAAAAAGGTGCCAAAGAAGATAAGATCTTAAGATATCCTTACAGGATGTTGGATAGTAATACTGATTATCTGAAGATACAGATTGCTTCTTATGAAGCGCCAGGTCTTAATTTTG